CTGCCCGAAAAATAATATAAGCCCTGGCCGGTTGACCAGGGCTGTTTTTTAAAAGGCAAAAGTTTTTTCAAAAAAATAAATTTGTGTGCGTTTTATATCTGTTTCGTCGCTATTTCGTAACTGTTTGACAAGCGTTTGATAGTTTATCTGGTTTGACGAAATGACCGAAACCATTGATAATAATGTTTATTTTTTTCTTTGGAGAGATATGGCTAAGCGCAAACGCATAAATTGGGATTTTATCGAGCCTCTATATCGCATGGGAGGCTTATCCAATTGTGAAATTGTGCAACAGTATAAGGCTTGCCACAAAAACTCTGATGAGTGGAAAGGCACCGTTTCCGAAGGTGCTATTCGTAAGCAGGCAAAATTAAAGGTATGGGAGAAAAACCTTGCTGGGCGTGTGTCTGAGCAGATTAAAGAGAAGTTGGTACGAGCAGAAGTACGAGATTCGAACTTGGACGATGATGGCATTGTTAATGCTGCCTCTGAAACCGGTGCTAATGTTGTCCTGCGGCATAGGGATGAAATCGCGGCGCTATCTGCTACAGAAGCTAATTTGCTATTAGAACTGGACGGGTTAACGGATGATACATCCCTGAAAGACAAAACCATATGCCTGAAAAACATTGCTCATGTTCGTGCGCAGCGTATAGCCCTTGAGCGTCAAACGTTTAATATCGACGATGCCTTTAATCCCAGGCCGGATACATCACCCACAAAAAGTATTAAAAATCTATCTCCTGACGAAATGCTGAGAGTTTATCAAGATGCTATTAAAGCTTGAAAATAAATTTGATTTTTTAAACCCTGATTATAACGCTGTTTTCCGTGAGCGCTTCACTCGGTTGTTGAACATTCGGCATGATACGTCAGGCCGCATATTAGCTATCCATAAGGAAATTTATAAAGATAATCCGGTTCAGTTTATTGAAGACTGGATGGTGACATATGACCCGCGTAAAAAGCTGTCATATATGCCGTTTATGTTATTCCAGAGGCAAAAAGAGTACATCCTTTGGCTGAAAAAGCTGATGGAAGAAAAATCAGATGGCTTGGTTGAAAAGTCGCGTGATGTCGGGGCGTCCTGGCTGAATATGGCGTTCTCTATCTGGGCTTTTCTGTTTGCCGATGGCGTCAAGATCGGGTTCGGGTCCAGAAAAGAGGCCCTTGTTGATCGGATTGGTGATCCTGACTCGATTCTCGAAAAGGGCAGAATGATCATTGAAAGTCTGCCAAAGGAGTTTAGGCCAGAAAAGTACGAATTGGCCTTTATGAAATTTCAGAATTTAGACAATGGCGCACGGATTACTGGTGAGGCCGGGGATAATATCGGGCGTGGTGGGCGTAACACTATCTATTTCAAGGATGAATCTGCATTCTACGAACGCCCTGAACGTATTGAGGCCGCATTGTCTCAGAACTCTGATGTTAAAATAGATGTCAGCACACCCAACGGCAACGGCAATCCATTCTATAAAAAACGATTTGGCGGCAAAATCCCCGTATTTGTCTTTGATTGGCGGGATGACCCGAGAAAAGATGAGGCGTGGTACCAAAAACAAAAAGACATGTTTGAGCCATGGATTTTGGCACAGGAAGTTGACCGGGATTACAATGCATCTGTCGAGGGGATTTGCATTCCGGCAAAATGGGTTAAAGCAGCTATTGATTTCCAGGTAGAACCCAGCGGCGAGAAGGTGGCCGGGCTTGATGTAGCAGACGAAGGCGCAGACGCAAACGCTTATATCCAGATTTACGGAATTGCAGTGCAGCACATTGAAACATGGAAAGAAGGGGATACTACCCAAACGGCAAGAAAGGCGTGGGGGTACGCTCTTGAGGACGGCCTTGACCAGCTTAATTTTGATTCTATCGGAGTTGGCGCCGGGGTAAAAGGGGAATTAAACTCTCTGGTAGAAAAAAACGGCGCTGTTTTCACGGTCCATGGCGTTAACTCTGGCAGTAGCGACCTGCCCGGTTTGTATGAAAACACCGAGAAGCTGAATAAAGATATGTTCGCCAATATCCGTGCAAAGATGTGGTGGAACCTGCGTAGACGGTTTGAGAAAACTTATGAGGTTGTCAACAAAATTAAGCAACACCATGTTGATGAGTTGATAAGTATCCCAAACAATACTGATTTGATATCCGAAATATCGCAGCCATTAAAAGAGATTAATGATTCCGGCAAAATTTTAATTGAATCTAAAAAGAAAATGAGGATTCGTGGTATTCCGTCTCCAAACCTGGCAGACGCTTTGTGCCTGGCTTTTTACCGGCATTCAGGGTTTTTCGAGGGCCTTGTATGACCTGCGCGATTGAAATACAAACTCCTGCACACATCCCCGGAACTGCTGGGGCGCGGCGGGATTGGGCCACAGTTACGGGCGAGCCTTTGGTTTTATCGCCTCCTGTGTTCCACCACATCGAATCAAACAAATATTACTGCGGCATTGTTGGCGGGATTGCGTATCCCACAGCCGATAAGCCCGGGATTGTTATCATCATCGGCCTGCAAAACGAGCCAATTCGTTTTCGGGTGTTGGAGACTTACGAGGATGCGAACGTTTTTGAACTAATTCAAAAGGTTGTTGTCTTGCGGGTTAAGTACGGATTTGGCCTGGATTCACGGATACTGCCGAACTGGTTCGGGGATCAAGAAAAATTTCAGACGCTGGTGGTCAAAGTCAGCACATCGCTGGAAGATGTTCACGGCACAGGCAGGGGCCTATACCTCAAAGATATGGTGGACTTGAGAGAACGCCACGCCTTCCCCTTGTACGTCCGGCAAATATTCGACACGCTCAAGAGCAAGCGCCTGGACCTGGCCGGGGACATGATCCTTACCGGACACCTGCAAGGCTTTCAACGGCAGGATGCGGAGAAGGGACGGGTTGAAGACTTCCCGGCGGTTGGGCTATTAGGCGGAATGGTACACAGCTTACAAGTTATGGCTCCATGGCTGGAAGATCCAGACGGGACCGATACAGCTTTTAATTTAGATTGAGGAAAATTACATGACGAAATTAGTAACGACGATGAGTCCGGAAACATTCATTGACCTGGGCCGGGAGAAAGTGGAAGTGGTCACAGCGGCCAAATCCCTTCTTGCTGACCAGGACTGCGGAAAAACTTTCTTTCTTAACAGCTTAACCGGTCTTACCCTGACGCTTCCCTCCATTGCATCTGCCGGTGCTGGGTGGCGGTGCAAGGTAATTATCAAGACCGCCTGCACCAGCAACACTTATATAATCACAGAAAAAACCACAGCCGACACCAACAAAATTATCACCAACGGAATCAGTGAGCTGGAAACAGACACCGGCGACGACGGGCCTTACAACGCAGGGCATACGACAATCACTTTTGGCACTACTGCTCTGCCCGGCGATGAGGTGGAGATTGTAACCGACGGCACGGCCTGGTACGCCAAGGGCCACACGAAAGCTGACGGGGCTGCGGTGCTTGCATAATGGCTGCTAAGATTCCCACAACAATGTCGGGGCGTCCATATTACGACCTGCTCGATGAAGATGGACTAGAATCTGACTCTAATATTGCCGTTCCTACCCAGCAAAGCGTAAAGGCGTATGTAGATACAAAGGCCGGAGAAGCCCCGATTTTGACAACTCCGGTGTATGAAGATTTGCAAGTGTCAATTGCAAACGTCAAACTTCCGGCCTCAAACGCCCCGACGTGGAGATACTACAATCATGGCATCACTGACGGCGTTGAGTTTCCGGTATTAGGCTTTGCGGTGGGTAGTTACATGTTTTTCGATGTCCAGACAAGCCACAGCATGGCGCTTTTGACTGTTTTGGATAATCATATTCATTACATGACGCCAACAGATGCCACAGGAAAAAAGATCAAGTTGCAACTGGATGTCATCGCGGCTGGAATTAGCGGGACATGGGCGGCACCTACAGGTTCCCCGTTTACAAAAGAAATTTCAATCACTTCGGATCTGACAGGCTCACACGTTTTGGCTGAGCTGGCAGATATCCCGGCTGTGAACACAACAGTATCAAGCGTTTATTCGTGCCGTTTGAAGCGCATAGCTGCCAGTGCTGACGAATATTCCGGGGAACTGTATCTCAAATTCACGGATTGTCATTATCAGAAAGACACAATGGGCAGTGCTACAGAGGGCGCAAAATAATGAACTGGTTTTCAGTTATTTTATTCCTTGCAGGTTGGCTCACAACGTTATCAGGCGTTGCCATGGGCGGCTGGTTAGTCTACCGGACCCGCCGGGACTCTTACGAGCCTTTGTGGGGCGGTCCGGGCAAGGGCGATTCTTTCAACGTGGATGACGGCTTTGATCAGGACTCGGATGTCGTAGGGACTACGCTGCCTAAGTCTACGGCTGCTGCGAATGAGGCTTTCGTGAATCAGTTTGCTGATATCATTGCGAAGAAAGGTAGTTCAAATGCCTGATATAATCCTATCATCAAGGAACAAGCCGTTTTCTACCAGGGCCTATGCCGAAAAGAACATACCGGAAGGCTACCAGGCTGTTGAGCAGGATGGCGGATGGGTAGGGGTGAAGGACACGGCCAAGCCCAAAGATGTAATCTGCCCCGGTTGCGGTGGCATGCACTACGAAACCACAGACGCATATGACCCTGACAAGGCGGCTAACTCTGCCATGATCAGCCTAAAGCAGAAGTACCGAGATTGGGGATGGGAGGGCATTTACCCGGACCCTGACAGCGGATACGGAATTTTGGTCTGCCCGGATTGCGGGACGGCTTTGGCTCCGAGTGGAAAATTAAGGATTGATAATGATTAAAGAACACGAAATCACAGCCAGACAGATAGCAACCGTATTGCTCAGAAGCTTGAAACACGCAGTCGGTGGGCTGGAACGGCTTTTGCGAACCGGAGAAGTATAGCAAAATAAAAACATAACCCTATCCCCTCCTGAAAGGCACGGGTAAGGGCAACGCCAAGCACGCTTAACGCCTCCTTGGATAGATCGAAATGATCTTTCCTTGGGGGCGTTTTTTATTTGGAGAACGATGGCAAAACACAAAGACATATCAGAGTACAGCCTGTCAAGCCCACCTCCTGCGGATCACCCGCAGTTAGCAAAATGGGTGTGGAATCTGTTCGAGGATTCGTTCGCCGAAAAAGAGCGCCTTGGTTTGATGGAGAGGTGGAAGTCTTCTTATCGGCTGTTCCGGGGCAATCATTGGGGCAACAAGGCTCGACTGGATAAGGACAAGGTAACGGTTAATCTGTTCTTTGCCAATGTTCAGCGGACTGTGGCCAATATCACGGCAAAGAACCCTGTGGCCGAAGTCGTGGACCTGGACGGCATGGAAGACCAGGCAGATGAAGTCTTTTCCATGAAAATGAAAAAATGGTGGAACGAAACTGAACAGCAGGCCAGTTTGTGCCGGTCCGTGCTGAATAACGAGACATACGGCATCACTACTGAAAAAGCGGTATGGGACCCGGACAAAAAAGAGTTCAAGCCGGTTATCCTTGACCCGTATTCCTACTTTCCTGCGCCGGGATACTACGAAAATCACCAGGATATCCCCTACGAGATACACGCATTTGCTGTGCCGGTTCACAAGATTGAAGAAACCTTCGGTGTGGATGACATTGTGCCGGACGACGTGAAAACGATTTTAGGCAGGGAAGACCGGGAACAGGTCAGGCCAAACGTGGTTATTGCTGATTCAGGCGTTGGTGTTGTCCATGACCAGACCAAAGACACGGATCTTGGTTGCACGGACAAGAACGCGGAAGCTTTGGTCATTGAATGCTGGATTAAGGATTACTCTACGCACAAGGTCACTGCCCTGGACGAACTCGGGAACCAGGTAGAAACAGAAGAACGAATTTATCCTGACGGCATCCGGGTTATTTCCATCTGCAACCGGGACAAGTTTCTGAACGATATGCCCAACCCGAATATCAATTTGGAACTGGACCAGGAGGCGATTCAATATACCTTCGCTTGGGGCCGCAAACCATTCTATAAGGCCAATTCCTACGAGGATACCACATCCAATTGGGGTTTTTCCGCAGCAGAGCAGACCGGCGACCTGAATAAAAAAATCAATGAAATTGTGTCCAGGATGGTGACTTACTGCAATCGAGCCTTATACCCGACGCTGATTGTTGAGAAGGGCTGCGGCATCACCAAATCTATGATCAACAACAAACCGGGCCTTGTCCTGATGCCTACCCGCCCGAATGCCCGGATTGAATACCTGCCTACGCCAAACTTACCCAGCAACTTTTTTGATGTGCTGGATCTGTTGATGAACCTGCATGACCGGATATACCAGATCGAAGATGCCGATCGGGGCAGGGCACCTGCCAGTGTGACAGCAGCTAGTGCCATTGTGTCCTTGCAAGAGCGTAACGCCGTGTTGATCAGGCACAAGATTAGGGCCACAGAGTTTTTATGCAGACAGCGCGGCCGGTGGGCGATGAGTTTCCTCCAGAACTTCAGCGTGAAGCTTGAGCAAATCAAAGTCGGTGACGACGTTCACCAGTTCCAGGGCGTGGCCCTGGCCGGGCGGCGGTTTAACTACGTCGTGGAGTCTGATTCTACCATTGCCAGGACATCTGCACAGGATCAGGAACAGGCCGTAGGTCTCTACAAACTCGGGGCTATAGACCGGACAGCGGTTTTATCCATCCTCGGGATCAAAGACAGAAAACAAATCATAGAGCGCATGGGCGAAACGCAGTTAGATGCTGCCCTTCAAACAATGATTGAGGCAGGACTACCGGAAGAACAAGCCATGCAACTCAAACAATATCTAATGCAGCCACAGACCGGACCGGACGCAACGGGCGGGGAAGCTGCACAACAACCTAAGCCGGGGATGCCACGGGCGATGCAGGGGGCAATGTAATGCCTTTGTACACATACGAATGCGAAAAATGCGGAAACATTTTCGATATGCACCTTCGCTTATCAGAAATTGAATCTCAACCCGCCTGCGAAGAATGCGGCGGGTTCACGAAACGAATCATAACCATGGGTCATGGTGGCATCCAGGACGATCACCCTGTTTGGCTGGATGAAAGTATCCGTCGTCAATTACAGGACACTGACGATCCAATGGAAAAGCCCATTGAAACAAGGTCAGAATATAACCGCTTTTTGAAGGACACCGGGATAGTTCCTACGAATTGACCCGCCCGGAAAAAGGCATGAACCAGGGATACCCGGAAACGGCCCCACAGGAGAGTGAAGTATGAGTAAGCCAGACGGCGTTATTATCGGCGACGACACACCGGAGAACCACAAGCCGGAACCGGAAGAGACCAAGACCAACACACCTGACCAGGGAGAAGAGAAAGCACCCGAAAAAAGTCAAGAGGCTGATACCAAGGAAGATAGAATATACGCCGGGAAGTACAAATCCACGGAGGATCTGGAGAAAGCCTATTCAGAACTTGAAGGAAAACTTGGTGAACAGGGCAACCGGCTCGGCCAGTATGAGCAGGAAAAATCTATCCTCTTGAACCAGCTCCAGCAGATGCAGATACAGAACAGCAACGCAGAGCCGGAAGACCAGGAACAGGCCGAAGACCTGAATGCCAAATTACAGGAGATTTCAAACGCTGTCGAGGAAGGGGACCTGTCCATTGCTGAAGGCATGATGCAGACAGCACAAATTTCTTCTCAGATGGCTCAGGCAAATACGATGCAGACGATGGCGCAACAGCAAAAACAACAAGTGTTGCAAAACTCCAAGTCTGCCTTTGCGAATGAAAATCCTGATTTTTTTGACCTGCAACAGTCCGGTGCGCTGGAAGAAGTCAAAGCGCAGTATCCCGGTTTCCATGACGATGTGTCAGCGTTTTATGCAAAAAAGGCCATGGATACCCAGGCCGCAATGGAGGCGGCAGTAGAGGCTGCCCGAAACGAAGGCTTTGAAGCTGGGAAAGCGGAAATGGCTAAAGTAGCCGATGGCGACAAAAACACCCGGAAGGTTCTCCAAACCCCGGGCGAAAAAGCAAAAGATATCGGGAACAAACCACCCGGTAATTACACACAAACAGATTTGAGATCATCCGGCCTTGCTGCCTTGCAACGGGCTCGGGGAGGATGATCCAGCTATAAGGAAAATAGATTATGGCCCTAGAAAAAACAGAATTGCAAGCAATCACTGACGATTGGGTTGCAAAACAGACCGTAGATATCTACGCGATTGAAAATGTGCTGCTCTATATGCTGATGAGCGGCGGGAAGTTCCAGGAATCCCTGGTGACAGCCGGGGAACTTGTAGACGGCGGCGAGAAAATTCGCATCCCGTTTGAATATGACCGGTCACACGCCGGGGCTTACGGTGCAACCACCAGTATCCCGCAGAGCAAAAAAGACATCCTGAACGCTGCCCGGTTCCGCTGGGCTGGTGCTTATGCGTCCAATGCAATTGACTTGGACGATCAGGTGCAGAACAACGGCGATGCCATGCTTGTTGATTTGGTGCAGACCAAGTTGAAAAGCATTCAGAAAACTATCAGGGATCAGTTGGGAGATACCATTTACGACTCTGCTGCAACGACCAACGATATCCTGGGCCTTGGGGACTTGTTCAACACATCCACCTCCACGGCTTACGGGTCCGTGAAAGAAGCCGACATTGCCAAGTGGAAAGCCAACGTGATTACAACGTCCGAGGCGATTAGCTACAAGGTAATGCAGACTATCCGTAGAACGGCCAAAGTCGGGCAGAACCAGGCCAAAAAACCGAACCTGTATATCACTACCGACGCCTTGAAAGATGGCTTTGAAAGAACTCTCCAGGCAAATGTCAGGTTCAAGAACGAAAAAATGGTGGATGCCGGGTTTGACAATGTGCTGTTTGGCGGTGCCCCGATTGTTGCCGATGACAGGCAGACATCCGGGCGAATGGATGCGTTGAACACCAAGTACCTGATGCTGAAAACCCATTCCAAGTACCAGTTCACCAAGCCCGTTTGGGAATACGACAAGGTGCAGCCCGATACCCTGGTTGCCAACTCTCGCTGGGTTGGTCAGCTTGTGACATCCCATCGTGCGGCCCATTGCCGACACACCAACCTGTCCGAACCTGTTTAAACCATTAGGGGTGGTTAATTGCCACCCCGTTTAAAAATAAAGGATAATCATATGTTTCTTGATACCACTAAACAGGTCCCGCTTGCCGTAGCGTCCAGTGCCGGGACTACTTATCTCGCGGTGCCTTACCGCTGTGTCCTCCGTGACGTTCGGGCGATACCGCAGGCGGCTATGTCCAGTGCTGCATCTGCCGGGGTGACTGTAACCACCGGGTCTACAACCCTTGGCACGGTGGCCTATACCGTTGATTCATCCAGCGCCGCCGCTGTTGGTGTCGCGGGTACTTATACGCCCAACGCATCAACCGGACAAACCGTGCTTGCTGCCGGAACTGTTGTGAAATTTGCCGTGGCAAGCTCCGCCGCGTCTGCATCTTTGATTCTTGACGTTGAGTTAGATCCTCACGCCAGAACACTTTAACCTTTGCCCGGCGATCCTTCCTGGGGCATTTGCTCCTTGGGGTGGATTGTCGGGCCTTCCCCCAAGGAAATTGCCAAAGACTATGAGTTTAGAAAAATACAATGACATTGTGAAGCAAGACATTATCGAGCCTGTTATCAAATTGATTCAAAACGGCACCTATCGGTTTACGCAATCCGGCAGGCTTGAGGCCGACTACCGGATGCAGAGTGAGACCCCATGGATTCACGTCCGGCAGGGGAACCAGAATTGTGCGTTATGGCATCAGGTCTGGTTTGATTATTACGGGTTTATTCCGTCCTACTGCCAGCAATGCTGGAAAGTCGTTGTACGGCCAACAACACTGAAAGAACTGTTCATGCTGCATGATATCCAGGTGGAGATTGACCGTCCGTCAAAGTGCGGCATTGAAAAGCGGTACTCTGTCAACGCCTTGTATGGTGGGTATTTTTACAACACTTCCCTTGAAGACGGGTTGCAATGCAAAAAAGAAGTTGAGGCGATCCTGCATGAGCGCCTTGGCCCACATATCAAAGTTTTCCTGAAACGAGCCTGCACGGAGTTTGAACACAAGTTTGGAGACTCCCGCAACTGGCAGGTTACGCCTGAACAGATCAACCTGGAACACCGGTTAGAGGATTTGTTCGTTGATCTGACACAGCGCAATATCCAGGGTGACGAACAGCGGCGTCACGTCATGGCGAACTGGGTCCGGTTTGCGTATGCGAACGGGGATCAGACGGCAAGAGATTTTATGAGTGAACCCCTTTACCCGGCGTATGTAATATACAAGGAGCAAGCAGAGTGAATCTCACCCAGCTAACGGCAGCGATCAGCAATATTGTGCAGGATTCGGATTATGATTCCGAGATAGGGCTGAGGATTAATGAAGCGATTTTGAAGATTGCTACTGGCGATATGATACCAGGGCGTTATGAACTCTCTCCACCGTTGCCGGATCTTTACACGACGGCGACGGTCGATACGGTCGTAGGCTTAGGAATTACTGATCTGCCAGACGATTTTAACAGGGATTTGTTCCAGGTGGTGAACTCGGACGAGGAAACCATACCCATTGAGCCGTCTTTCAAACGTTTTCTGAAACAGTACACTGAGATAGAAACAGGTGATGTGTTCCGGGTAGCGGTCCACGGAAACAAGCTGCTTTATCGGGATGTTCCGGCAGAAGCGGAAACGCTGACTGTGCATTATTATAAGGCACCCACGGAACTTTCAGATTCAACGGATACGCCGTCCTGCATTCCTGCTCACTTGCATAGAAAATTGATTGTCTCACACGTCTGCAAGGATATCTTTGACGAAATTGAGGACGGGTTAGACGATCCGAAGATTAACACACAACACCACGAAAAAGTTTATGCCCAAGGGCTTTTAGAACTTGAGGTGTGGGCCGAAGCAGAAAAAGAGCCGGATTACATCAATGTCTATGGAGATTATTGTGAGTAAGCTGACCACCATCTTTAGATCTACCAACGGCTTGAATACCAAGCTGGACCCGGCAAGGATCTATTCTTCATCCAAAGGCGTTCAGGATTTGGCGGTAGCGGGTGACGTTGATATCAGCGATACCGGCAGGCTTTCCAGACGCAAGGGATATACCAAGCAAGTTACCGGGGCTTTTCACTCCCTGTTTTGCGATGGCGGAGATTGCCTGGTGGTGTCCGGCACCTCTTTGTGCCTACTTAATCCTGATTACACGACCACAGACCTTGCCACAGTCACAGCCGGGGCCAGGATGTCTTATGCCCAAGTCAATGACGATATCTATTATTGCAACGGGCACGAAAAGGGCATTGTCCGAAACGGAGACGTTGTTGCCTGGGAGAAGGGCGATTATGTCGGGCCGGATACGGACAGGGTGTTGGATGACCCGCCAGTCGGTACCCACGTAGAAGGATTCAACGGACGAGTTTATGTGGCGCAGGGTGGGGCGCTATGGTTCTCAGAGCCTTACGCCTTCGGTGCGTTCAACTTTGAAGATAATCTGTTTTGGTTCCCATCGAATATACGGATGGTCCGGGCGGTGGCAGACGGTCTTTACGTTTCCACCAGCAATGACGTTTATTTTCTTTCCGGCTTAGATACGGACCAACCACTTCAAACGAAAGTAGCAAACTACCCGGCCATTGAGTACAGCGAGTCATGGTTCACTGGACAGGCCGCAAGTTATCCAGACGGCGGGGTGAGTATCGCACAGGGAGCCGGACCACGGGCTTTAATGTGGCTCTCTGATAACGGTGTTTGCTTTGGCGGCCCAGGTGGGCAGTTTAAAAATTTAACATGGGAAAAAATCGGCACGTTCCCCGATGGTCTGACGGGATCGAGTCTTGTTTATAACGGTAAATTTGTTGGGTTGATTGACCCATAATATAAGGATTTAAAAAATGACACTCAAATTCAGTACAGGGTTCAGAAACGACATACTTGGAAAAAAACCGAGCATTACCCAAATGGTAGAAACTACAATTTCTTTTGATGAAGCTTCTAAAGAAATCAGAGATTCAGGCAACGCATTTCTTTCAACCGGATTTGCGCCTGGGGATAATTTGGTAATCACCGGGTCAACAAGCAATGACACGGATTCTGATGGCATCCCTATCACAACCGTTACGGCGGGTGTCATGGTGACAACATCAGCGATTGTTGATGAATCTGCAAGCGCGGCGGTCGCATTGGCAGCAGGTAAGGGCGGGTCATTGCGGGACGTTCTCAAAGATGGCGTGATTGAAATCAGGACATTGAGTCAGCCGGATTCTGCCGATGATGCAGAGGTTGGCACGTTGCTTGGCACTATTACACTTGATGGTGGGTCATTTTCTGCTGGATCGTTTACCAACGGCCTTGAGTTTGATGATGCTGCCAGTGCAACAATGACGAAACCTTCTGTATCAGAATGGAAATTCACCGCTGTGGCAACCGGTACAGCTGGTCACTTCCGACATATTGGCAATGCCGAAGATACGGGGGCAGAGTCCACCACGCTACCCCGGATGGATGGCTCTATTGGCCTATCAGGTTCAGGCAGAGACATGACAATGACCACCACGTCCATTGAATCTGGTAAAACATATACCGTTGATACTTACAGCTTGGTGATGCCGGAATATTACGGGGCGTCAGTAAGTTAGGGAAAAACCATGGCTACTAAATACGTCACAGTTGCAGGTGCAGGGTCTAAGACGGGAGCAGATTGGGACAATGCATACGGTTTAGCTGAGTGGGTGTCTTTTATGACCGGGTCTGCCAGTTCTGGGGATATCATCTATGTTGCTGGTGGTACATACACATTAACGGGTAACCTCAGCGCGAATAGATCCGGTCAAGATGGGAACGGTATTAATTGTATTGGTGTTGTGTCTGGGACAACAGCAGAGCCGCCCACCTCTGCCGATTATGCTGATGGTACAGACCGCCCACTTATTGATGCTGGGTCGTATTCGGTTGGGCATGCGATGTATTGGATGTGGCGTAATTTTAGGTTTACTCTCAATACTTCTTTAGGCATATCTCCTGGGGCATCTGTCATTTTTGCTAATTGTTTAATCAATAACGCTGCATCATCCTGTTATGGTGTTACGATTTCGTATAGTGGGTATCCACATTATTTCTTTGACACTGAAATCACATGTTCCAGTGGTGGGGGCATTAATGCTGGAGACAGGGTGATGATAAACAACTGCTATCTGCACGATTTCACAGGACATGCCGTCAACTCTACGATGGACCCTATAACAGTTATAGACTCTATCATTGACACCTGCAACTCCGGCATTGTCCTGGCGGCCGGCAGCAATCTGATCATGGGTAATACGTTTTATGGATGTACAACAGCCGTTAACGGTGGGACTTATGGTAATAATATTATTGTGAATAATGCTGTTTGTTCATGTACTGACGGATTAAAATTTTCCAGTGCTGTCAACCAGTTCGTCGTTGATTATAATAATTATTATGGCAACACAACGGACGTCACAAACATCACCAAAGGCGGGAATGCTTTGGCTGTTGATCCTGGCTTCACAGATGCTGCCGGGGGTGATTTTTCATTGGAATCTACATCCGGCATGATAGGGCAGGGGTTTAAAACCAGGTTAGGAGTGTCATAGATGTCTGCTATCGGTGCATATCAACCAAGCGAGAGTATAGGCGCTTATCAGACAGAGGCCACCAGCCCTGAAACTGCCGGTGGTACTATGTCAGTGTCCGGATATGTGCCGGAGTTCAGCCTAACAGCAGAATTCAATGAAGAACGGGTCCACATGACCGGCAATGTGCCTTTGCCTGTTCTCGCCACCAGTTTTGACGAGAGATTGGGCGTTGCTGGCAAGATCCCGCTGCCTGTCCTGACCACCCGATTTGGTTCACGGGCCGACGCTATGAAGGTCCCAACCCCTGAACTTTCCAGTTCGGTATCCCGAAACGAAACCGCGAGTATGTCCGGGAAACTACCGCTACCTGCTCTGACCACCCGGTTTGCATCCCGGGCCGAAACAATGAAGCTGCCGGTCCCGCAATTGGTCGCAACCGTCAGCCGGAATGAGACCTGCGCAATGTCGGGTTTGGTGCCCGTGCCGGTCCTTCGGGCGGCTGTTGAGTCAAACATCATAAAGATGTCCGGCAAAGTGCCTGATTTAAGGCTTCAGGCCCTGGGGGATATCGTGGCTATGTGCAGCATGTCAGGCGTGGTGCCACCCCCCATTATGCAGGCGGTGTGCGAACTGGTGGTTGTGTGCAGTATGTCTGGAAATGTTCCGGTCCCGGTGCTTACTGCATCAGCAGAAATACGAGAGCTTTCAGCAAATTTTATTGTCCCGGTTCCGGTAATGCAGCCCATTGCAAGTGGGGATATCGGAGAGGTGGGTGCCTCAATGTCAGAACACAGTCGGTTTGATGATACATTGTTAAGATACGAAAGGTGGCCCTCATGAGTGACGATTGCTTTGGTATCGCCTTAAATTTAAAACAAATAGCGGCCAGTCAGTATCGGAATTTCAATTTTAACTCTATGTGCTTGTTCGATGGTCGCGCTTTGGCTTGTAATGATGAGGGGATTTTTTCTCTGGACGACGCGGAAACGGATAACGGTACCGAAATTGATTCATACATTGAATTGCCGACAACAGACTTTGGGTATCTTGGGTCAAAACGATTTAGGAAAATTTATGTTGGGTATGAGACATCGGGAAGTATTACAGTCACAGTGAAGGCCGACGGTGGTACAGAAGCATCCTTTACTTTAACACCAAAGATGGTGTTGCAGATTCAGCACAGAGGGATATTACCGATGTCACGGGCGCAACACGGGGTTTATTGGGTCATCCGAATTGAAAACGACGATGGGTGTGACTTTAGCCTGGACAACATTGAGGGCATTATGATCATGCTCACCAAAGGTCGCCGATGAAGGGAGAGATTTTCCATTTATACGGAATGAAGTTTTTCATTTCTGGGGATTTGGAAAAGGCTCGTGCTTTGGCCTCTCATGCCAGAAAACTGCAATTCCAATTGGGATTGTCCGATGTACCAAAAATTCAAAATGTATTCCATGATGGTTCGTCAGTGCGGGTGTTGAGACAGGCAGGGCAGGATTTTGCACATATTCATGTACCACCTGTTTCCGTTGTAAACGAAATGGTCAGAGAGCGTATTGAATATCGATATATCCCGGCCTTTGACGCATACGACCAAAACAATATTTTTATTGGGTATGTTCTTTGTTTGGGGCCAGGATTCAATGGCCCATATGAGTTTATCCCCCAACCATCGTTAGGAGAAATCGCACCTTTTAGTTGGGGGCGTTGGTTGGGGTGGTATAGTGAGAGACCGTTTGACGACTTAGAAGCATATCTTAGGCACAAACTTGTTTACTCGATTAATGGTCGTGAACTGTGGGAAATTCCACCGCATGGTACAAATAATCGAATTTTTGAGAGCCTGGTTTCCGCACACCACACAGAAGTCAATTCAATCACTGGTTCGCCACAGTGCGAAGAATGTTGTTACGATGGGACGCCGGGTACTTCAATATATCAATATAGTTTAGAAGATACTTTTTCAATTGATGTATCTGGTGGATATGAAAAAAAATTTACCATTGGTGACACTGGAGACTATGAGCCAACCATAATTTATGAGGATGGTGCAGAAGGGTATGAAGTCTTAGATCACGTTATTGAGATTCCATCATCGACTTTGAATGAATCTGGTGAAACCTTTGGCACGTTGCGATATTCTGCAGGGGTCACAGCGGCAAGCTCCTGTGATGAAGCCAAGACAGCAACCCCGGAAAGTTATAAATGTCCCGCGTTGATATCTGCTTATTCAGGAGAGACCATATCTCCAGCTGGTTGGACAGCTTTGTATGATCCTATAAGAGATTGTACCTATGGCGTTACTTTTCCTGGCACTACTTATGATGCCAGAGTGACATCTTATGAGGCATCCAGCAACCGAAGCAGGCTAAATGAACGATATTCACAATCAGAATATTCATCGGCATACGATAAAGACCATTTCGGGATTGTTTTTCTAAATAGGAATCGAACGACAATCGGGAACCGGTTTGTTACTTGGTCAAACTGCCCATTATCTACCGAGTGTGCGCCGGAAGTTATATCTACTGAAACAATATCAAATAGCCAAGTATCAGCGGTTTTAAGCGGTACGGAATATAAAATTGGTCATTACACTGATGCCAAATTAAATTCTATTTATGAGTCTGATTGCTGGTCTGATTTTCCGATTAGATATTATCAAGATGGTTCATTGGAATTTTTATTAGGCGGTGTTTTGATGCGTGATACTAATATAATTTCCAGATATTTTTTTATCATGCAAACTGCGACACAGACAGTTCAATTTGATGACACAGCCATTCTTAATAGCGATTCTATGTATTATACGGATTTGGCGGATATTAAATATAATGACCAGCCAATTAGAATGAAGCATGAGTTCAGGCTATTCAAAGAAATCAAAACCATAAAAGAGGCATCCAATGAGTAGTATATCATCATCGTCATATAATTTCATTTCGCCGGAAGATATAACAACTCCGGTGCTGGAACAAGCTACCAATGCACAGCAATTTGCCCAATCTATTCAAACAACATCATTGGCAGCCATTGAGTCGCTTGGGGATATGACGGTTCTCAGCATAAACGATAGTGGTTTATTTGATTTTGTGACTGAAGGTCTCTTTGACATTGATAACGCCGGACTTGCAGGCATTGAAGTTACCGCCCCTGAGAAACCGACTCGCAATGAGATTGTTATCTCAGATCCACAAACGGTTATTGGGACAGTAGATCCATTGGATTTGTCGGATCTTGAGAATATTAATACTGAGACCCCGCCATACACAGTAGAACGACCGAATATCTCTTTTATGGATATGCCGGATGAAGAATTCCCGACTTTCACAAAAGAAGCCCCTGCACTATCAGAGATATTGATTCCGAGTAAGCCGATTTCCAAAGACGATTTACCGGATATTCCTAAGATCAGTGATATATCCATACCGGCCCCGCCTGAATTTAAGGATTATACCTTTGACGGGGTGGCACCAGTAGATACGTTGAAAGCCCCGGATGCCATGTTTGTCCATAATGAAGCTGAATATGACAGTGACATTAAAAGGCAACTGGAATCAGATCTGTTGCAACGGTTGATTGATGGCGGCACTGGGCTTGATGTTGACACGGAAGCGGCTATTTGGGCCAGGGCACAGGAACGCCAAAAGGTTGAGAATGATGAAGCGTATCAGAGAGAATTAAATTTCTTTTCTTCCAGGGGCTTTAGCCTGCCACCTGGGCAACTCAATGCAAAACTTCGGGCAGTGCAGTCTCGTATTGATCAGAAAAATCAAGATTTGAATAACGACATCCTGGTGCAATCCTCAAACCTGGCTCAGAATAACACACAGTTTATTATCACCCAGGCTATTCAGCTTGAAAAAAATCTGATGGATAACGCCAATCAGGTGGCAACACGGGCATTTGAAACAGCAAAGGCCACGATTCAATTCATTCATGAACAATTCCAACTTGAATTGTCGCATCTTGGAGTGAAATGGGATGGGTACAAAGCGCTGGCGCAAGTTTATGAAGTGAAGATCCGGGGTGAAGTTTCCAAGGCTGAATTTTATAAAGCCCAAATCCAAGGGATAGAAGCGGGAATTCGGGTAGATGCTTTGCTTGTCCAGGCATATGATTCTACCATTAAGGGTATCAGCACCCTGATCCAAATGTATGCAACAGAAATGGAAGCAGCAAAGATCCAGTCAGAAATTGATTTAAATAAACTCAAGGGCTATCAGACCGAAGCTGATGTTTATGCCCAAAAAGTTGACGCAATTACGTCTCAGTATACTGCCCGGCAAATCCAAATTGCCGGGGAAGCTGAAAAGGTCAAATTATACCTGGCCGATAACCAGGCGTATGAAACAATGGTTAATGCGCAAAAAAGTATTGTGGAAACCGCTTTAACCAAAGCTGAAATAAAACTCAAGGGTCATCAGGCAGACATTGAAACGTTACGCATTGCATTAGAAAAATATAAAACGGAATCAGCGCATATTCTTGCCCAGGCAGACACGGAAATTAAAGCGGCTGGTTTAGACGTGGAGATTTTTAAATCCGAAACTGCACAATATGAAGCTGAAATTGATGCCATTATAAAAGATTACTTGGGCAGGGTTGAAGCTGCCAAAGCTGAGGGTGATTTACAGATTAAAGAAGCCGAAATTGCATTACAAAAAATGCTTGGTGAGAAGGGTTTAACATCTGAACAAATAATAGCCTTAAGCCGGATTGCCGGTCAATTGGGTGCAGCTGCGTTAACTTCAACGTCAGTTTCCTCAAATATTGGTCTTTCTACCACTCGCAGTCAATCCGAAACAAGCAGCGAATCAGATTCGTATTCACGAACTTGTTCTGTTTCAAATACAACGAATTATCAAGGTGAAGGGTCTGGGCCAAGTTGTGCTTAGGTATTAAAGAATAAGGAAAATAAAGATGACACTCAAAAATGAATATCAAGCCATGAGGGATTATTATACCCCACCGAAGAAGGAAAAAAAACCGCAGAACGCAAGCCCTATGTCCGGCAGGGGTAGAATGACAAACGACAACCAGACCCCGCTAATCAATACAAATCAAGTCAACAGGGTTCCAATCAGTTTTAATAAACCCAATGGTAAAGATTTTTCTTTTGGGAGTCTTATCGATACAAACAGTGCTATTCAAACCGGTCGAGCCGGGATGCAAAATAATGCTCAGATTCAGCGCAATCTCAAAGATACCAAAGTGATTAATCCAGCCCTTATACCTTCTACTCCATTGGCTACGGATGTAGCAAATACACCAAATGATGTTAATGTACCGAATCTCAACCGAACGACACCAATAAACGTTTCCAAAGAGTTTAATCAGCCCCTTTGGACTACCGACTCGAAGACAGGAAGACAGGTAATTACTCAAGCAGGGTATGATAAGGCATACGAAGATATACGAAGAAACACGCCTGTAGGAATGGAGTATAAACGGCTTCCACACGGAAATTTTTATGTTCCAGTGGGGCAGTCAGACAATAATATGCAGGCACCAGCGCAAACAGTACAGAACCGAGCCCCCATAGTGGTGTCGAGTCCTCCTACAACAGTGAGCCAGGGGCAAAGTCGCCAATGGTCTAACAATCCTCAAGAGAGGAATGCTGTTGGTGTGTTTGAGTTGCGAGGTAATGACCTCACCCAGAGAAATATATTTCCAAACGAGAGAGGTAGCTTTGACGTGGCTCCCAGGCGTGGTGTTCTTAGTGGACCGATTGAAGATCATAGAGCCTTTCACAGTACAAAGGATGGAGATTCAGTAACTGGAGGTTTTTGGGACCATAGAACACAAGACTTTTATAAAACCAAACAAGGCGCCATCCTTGGGTTGACGGAAGACCGCATAGATAAGCAAATAGACCAAAGAGACACCATGGAAAGGCAAAGGTCTGTCAATCAAAACAAATTGAACACTCAGGCGCTCAGCAATAAAGGGGCGGCACAGAGACAAGCTATGGCAAACCGTGCTGCAATGGAACGTACGAAATATCAAACTGACAGTAAGAGGGCGGCAAGTGATTTGGCAAACCGTCAAGCCGAAGCAAAGTATGTGCAAAATGCATTAAATGAATATGATGATCGGAATTTTGGCGCAGAACAAGATCCCCAGGCACGGGCGAATTATGCAAATCAAGCTCAGATAAGATACAATCAAATTGTAAATGAGTTTGAAAAAGTCTACGACGAGCAAGAAAAAAAACGATACTTCAGAAATCCTAAAACCGGCAAATATTATGATGAAAATTTAAATCCCATCGGAAGGAGATAGTGATAGTGGGCTTTGATGAATCACGACTTGTTAGTGGTTGGCCGGAAGAACGCCAAGACAACAATACTGCAAAATCTGGTCTGCCTGCACAAGAGGAAAAACCTATTTCTTCTTTGCCTTTTGACGAGTCGCGTCTTGTTTCTGGATGGCCTGATGATGAACCTCAGATGGATACCACACAACCCGATCAAGAACGTGGTTTCATGGGTGATGTAGGCACAGCCGTTGCCGGAGGTTTGTATGACCTGGTAGAGATGGGATTAAGAGGTGTGCGAGCGTTGCCGGGTGGTCCTGTATCCGGTGGTGTGGACCCCAAGCAGCAAAAAACACCAGGGTTCCTTGATCGTGCTATTTCAGGCATGGAGGAATTTCAAGAAGAACACCCTTTCTTACAAACACAGCATACCGACAGTGGTATCGGGAATGCTATTCGTGAAGGTGCCCGTTCAGCTGTTACGTCCCTGGGGACTGCTATTCCCACTGCCGCTGCTGGTTTTGCTTTCGGCGGACCGGCGGGTGCGCTTTTGGGCGGTCTCGTGGGATATGTTAGTGGTGCCCCTTTGTTTGGCCTTGCTGAATATGATTCATTCGTGGAGCAAGGTTTGAACTCTGACGCTTACAAGCAAGGCAGGATATCAAAAGAACAGATTGAAGAAAAAGCCATGATCTCCGGTTTAGCTGAAGGCGGGATTGAATTTGCTGCGAATGCCCTTGAGGCTGCGACGCTTGGCGGGGCAAAGGCCTTGACTATCCCAGGCAAACAGGCGCTGAAGAACGGCGTTAAGTCGTTAATGAAAGAAGGGATCAAAGCCAGAATAGGAAGAATGGCCGCCAATGTCGGTTTTGAGGTTGGCGGTGAAATGCTGACAGGCGGTATCCAGGCCGAACAATATAATGCGATCAATGAAACGGATCAAAGTTTTATCGATGGTGCCAAAGAAGCTTTTGGGCCGTCTTTTGTCGCATCCATGATTTTTTTAGGGGTTGGGGAAGCAGGTGTCACTTTAAATCGAAAAAATATTAATAAGAAACTTGAAGACGCAAATGTAGACCCAAGGTTACGTCAAGAAGCTGTCTCTATTATTGCGAATGATATACGAAAGGTTTCGCCGGACGATGCTGATATTTGGCAAGAAAATGCCTTGGCTGCCGTGGCTCAAGGTCAACCCATTAATACGGATGAAGCAATAGTAGGAGTTCAAGCAGACGAACACTTTGAAAATCTTAGAAATCTTCAAGGCGAACAGGCCGTTCAGGATTATAGAAAGAGCATAGAGCGAAAAATTGAAAATATCGATAGGTTTAAAAAGCCCTCTGAAACTCAAATACAACGCCGTCAGGCTTTTGTTGATGAATTGGCTAATATAGACAGCCAAATTAAGGAATACGCATTCCAAAAGGAAGTTGAACGCGGCATTCCAGAAGAAGATATTTATGAATATCCGGTAGATGAAGTTGAGGCCACTACGGATTATAAACCTGAACAGGATTCACAGCAAATTCCATCAGAGAACCAAAGTTCTTCAGATGTTTCCCCAATGCAACCAGGGATGGTTGAACAACTTCCGGAAGACAAACAACCGGAAGAACAGACATCAAAAACAGTTGATCAGCGTAGAGAGCTTATCGCGGATGAATCTAAAACTTTCGATGAATTTCTTTATAATGTTCAAGCAGATACATTTGAACAAGAACTTAAAAAAGCTCAGTCCGGCATTAAAAATTACAAACCACGCCCACCGATCCAACCGGATGTTGAAACATTAAGAAAGGAATGGGAGGCAAGTAAATCTCGTGTTGATAAATCCGAGCCTGAAACGCAGGTTGGTTATAGCCGGTCCGAAGATAAAATCTCCCTTCCCATGAAAAATTTGATTGGTCAAGAGTCAGATAGCTTTGATCAATTTCAGGAAGATTTCAGGGATCAAAAGATTGATGAATTTGAACAGAATTTACAACAGGCCCAGGCCGATATTAAAGAGTATCCGGATAGGCCCCCGATTCAATCGGACGCTGAAGGCTTGTTGCGAGAATATGAAAATCAACAGTCTGAGCAACAGGGGCGGGTATGGGAACAGGAAATTTTAAAGCAGCGGGAACAGGCGCGAATCAAGGCGCAAGTCAAGCGTGAGTTAAATAGCCAGGCTCAATCTATTGACACGGATATTGCTGGACATCGCGTTGAAAAGACTGATCCAACGGTAATTCCAGAAAATACGCTAATTAGCGAAGAAGCAGATATTACCGAAGAAGCGAAAACGCCCAATATCAGGTCTGAAAAAGTAAAGTTAACCCCTGGCGATTCCGTAACATGGCAGACCAAAGCAGGTAAAACCCTGTCAGGGAAGTTGGTCAAAAAGAATAAAAATCGTTGGTCTGTCCAGAAGATCGATGGCAAAAACACCTTTGTCCTTGAAAAGGATCTGATTAGTGGATCACAAAAGCAAGAAAATGATCCTCAAGTTGGCTTGTCGTTAGCGGATGATCCACAACCTATAAGCGATTATAGTAATAGCCCGGTGGGAAATACCACTTCTGAGAAAATAATAGATAAGCCCACTATAACCGACCAAGCACAGATTCGTTTTATAGAAAATCGTGTCAAGAAGCTCGGATCGGTTGAAGCCGTAGACAAAGAGTATGCCGGTAACGACAAGGTCAGTGAATATGCCCGGTGGCAGGCTCGGCAGCCGGGGGCTCTGGGGGAACAGGCCGGGGTTGTGCCGGAAGCGGCAAGTGCAGAAACAGAAAACAACACCCCGCCCGCCACGGAACCCGGCGCACCGAGTGGGGTTACTTCTCCACAAAAAAAAGGCCGCAACCTTTTTACAGAAAAAGAGCTTTCCGAGTTTGACCGGCTTGGAGTTGATGTCTCCAATGTCACAGAACAATACAAAACAGAGGCTTTGCAACAACTTGGTTTTCAACAAGAGAAAGAAACGGATTTAAATACCCCTGGTTACAATGATCGTGTTCGGGCTGAGCGTGACCGTATTGCAAAGGCTCAGGATGGTGCGTCAGATATCAAAACCTCAAAAGGCAACCCCTGGAAATCAAAAGTCGTCCTGGACAATCACCTTAAAAAGAAAGGCATGGCCGATACTCATGAAGCTATAGCGGTTGACGGTGGATTTGTTGGGCGAGAGAAGACGGTAGATGATCAGAATAATAAAAAGAACGAACCATCAGTTGGTGATACCATATCCTTGAAACGTGTCGCATCTCATGAGCAAACAGCAACTCCAGAAAACACAGGATCTTCAGGAACCACATATTTAAATGACAATACATCTATTGATTTCAACTATGAAGTGATTGACGCGGATGAATTGATCACAAGTCACAATGACAACATGTCTGTTAATCCTGACTTCCCTGCTGAACTTCAACCCAGGGAGCGTAGTAGAAAAGCTTCACTTATGCAGGTGGAGAACATGGCATCTAAACTGAATCCTGCCAGACTCGGTGAAAGTGCCAATGTTGCCCAGGGTGCCCCCATGGTAGGGAAAGATTCAAATATTGTTGAGTCTGGGAACGGCCGAACATTGGCGATTCGTAAAGCGTATGCCGGTGGTAAGACCGGATCAGAGTATAAGGTTTGGTTGCAAAAAAATGCAGAATTATTCGGGTTGACTGTGGACCAGGTCAAGGCGATCAAAGAACCGGTTCTGGTTCGTCGCAGGCAAACTGATATTGACAATCTATCCCGGTTCACCCAGCAGGCCAATGAAGCAGACACGGCTAAATTGAGCAGCACTGAACAGGCCATAGTGGATGCCGGCAATTTATCATCTGATGATCTGGCTATGTTCCGGCCGGACCAAGACGGGAACCTGATGGCCGCCACAAATAAAGGTTTTATTGATCTGTTTCTTGATAAAATGTCTCCAGAGGAACGAGCCGGATATGTAACCGAGGATGGCAGGGCGAATAAACAGTTGATTGACCGTGTTCAGGCCGCTGTTTTCCAGAAGGCATATGGGTCTGAAGAGTTACTTAAGTTGTCTGCCGAGGAAGCAAATCCAGATATCAAGAATATTTTAAATGGATTGACAAAGGGTGCCCCCAATTTTGTTAAAGCTCGTGGCCTTGATGATAATCTCGCTGGGACCGGTATTGTTGAAGATATAGTTGGAGGCATTGAGTTATTACGTCGCGCCCAAAGAGAGTATCCAGATATAAAAGCCGGGAATGGTCGAACCGCATTGCAGGCTAAATTAAGACAAACGATTGACCAGGGGGATTTATTTGGAAGTGATCCAAGTGAAGAAGTTAAGATCATCGCTCAATTATTAGCAGACAATATCAGAAGCGGAAAACGTATTGGTGAATTTTTTGATTCGATGGGTGTTAGGCTTCGGGCTTATATTGCTGATTTGTCACAAGCTGAAATGTTTGGTACAACGAATGAGTTAACTTCAAAAGATTTAATTGAAACAACCAAGGAATTTTTAAATGACAAATACGAAGACAGACAACAAAGCTTATTTGAAGAACCCACCGACCAAAAAAGAAGCCCAGGACGCAAAACGGGCGATATTGCAAGGGGCGATAAAGGACGCGATGAAGATTCCGGAAGATCCGGAAGAACAGAGGATCAACAAACTAAACAAGAAATAACGCCTACCAAATATGGCGAAAGAAATAAAGTCTTTACCAAAGAAGGTGCCGATAAAGCCCGTGAACTTCTTCGTAAAAAATTATCTGGTAATCAGCTAAATTCCGGCATTGACCCGGAAATCATGTTGGCAGGTATTCAGCTTGCCGGATATCATATTGAAGCCGGTGCCCGGACTTTCACTGCATATTCAAAGGCTATGGTTGAGGATGTCGGAGAAACCATTAAGCCTTATTTGCGATCTTTTTATGAAGGCGTTCGGCATTATCCGGAGTTTGATTCTACCGGCATGGACGATGTTGTTGACCTGGATGCCACACCGAAAAGTCAACGCGATACGGTTGAAAAGTCCGTTAATGATAGAATAGATGACAAGTATGCTGATATCTTGTCACTGCCTGAAAATTTGACTGGTCCGGAAATCCTTGACAAGATTGATGAAGGAACGTTAACACCCAGACAGCTTGATAAATTTCTTGAGAAATCAAACTCTTTAGAGGAAGATATTCAAGCTGCAAAGGCCGCTGTAGCTGACCGGGTGGGTGATTTAAAGGAAACTTACCGTTATGAAAGTGAAAAAGAAGGGGAAGCCCTTGAAAAATACCTCGACTCCCTGCTTGCCGTCCTCTCAAAAGATCGAGTACCCGGAAGTTCCTTGTCAGATCAAGGTGCCACAGCCAAAGATGGAGAAACAGCCCGGAAAGTACCCGACGGTTCAGGAATAAGTCAACCTCTCCCTCACAAGCAAAAAATAATCAACGATATCAGAGAAGGTGAGGTTCGTTTAAAAGGTAAACTCTCTGCCGGTCAGCGGAAATCAATCAAGGAGCATGTCGAAAAAAAGAACAAGGAACTTGAAAAATTAGAGATTCTTGACCCCCTCCCAAACGATTTGGATTACCAAAAAGCCTATGACGCTCACAGAGGTACAAGTCATGTTCCGGATGAACGAGCTGAACAGGAACAGGCCGGGTATGTCCAGCATATGAAATCCGTGAGGGATTATTTCCTGAAACGGATTAAACCTGAACAGGAAGGGGCGTTAAAAGTCGAACTTGAACAATATAAACAAGGTTATCTGAAAAAATACGGGGCGGTTTTGGATGCCAAGTCAAAAACTATGTCTTCCATGATTACCGGTGCCGCGAGATTCCCAACAACTAAAAATCAAAAAGCCCTTGATGCCGAGCAGCGTAGGTATGAAGAATTACAGGCGTGGGATAAAAAAGCCCAAAACGCCATTAAGCGCAATCTTGATTTATCCGGTGTGATTTCCAGTGATGATCCCAAAGCCGTTGATAAGCTGAGTAAAAAATTGGCTGATCTGGAAGCCGCCCAGGAGATGATGAAGTCTGCCAATCGGATTACCCGAGCCAAAAAGAAAACCGACGAACAGAAAATTGAAGAACTTGCCAAACTTGGCATTAAAGAAAAAGACGCCAAGAATTTACTCGAACCTGATTATGCCGGAAAAGTCGGGTTCCCTGCCTATGCCCTATCCAATAACAACGCCAATATCAAACGCACCAGGGACCGGATAGCCGAACTCGAAAAGCAAACCAACGAAGAAACCACGCAGATTGATTTTGACGGCGGCCAGATCATCGATAATGTGGAAGATAACCGGGTTCAGATTTTCCATGAAGAGAAACCGAGCGAAGATATCAGGGGTCGATTAAAGAAAAATGGCTTCCGGTGGGCTCCGAGCGTGGGTGCATGGCAGCGTAAAAGGAGTGATCCTGCGTTGTGGGCGGCAAAGGATATTGTTGGGGTTGAGGAAGATCGGTCGAAGTATTCCACCACCACAGACCATACCCCTGGTCAAGGTATAACCCTTGATCAGATCAAATCCCAATACAAAAACCAGCAGATCACCACTAATAAAGACGGGACTCTATCTATCCAGTTTACAAACGGCAAAGGCGTCAAAATAGAGACAGTGAATCATATCGGCGGTAATGATATCCGCATTGCTATAGAATCCGGCAGAATGGAGAAGAATGGCGTTATTCAAGGCAAATATCAGAATGGCACAATAACTATCAACCTGAAAGACGCAGACAGAAGAACACCGATTCACGAGAACTACCACGCATTAAGAGAATTTGGTATGGTCTCTGTGGAGGAAGAGAGAATCCTCAATAACATAGCAAAAAACCTGGATGCACAAAATAAATTCAAATACAAATTGCAAAACGACGTTGAGGAAAACGCCTCGAATGCCTTAGCTCAAATTGTGGATGATCGGAAACAATACCAAGAAGGCTCAAAAGTTCGCGCAATCATTCAAAAGGTTATGGATTTCTTTGATGCACTGACTCACATCGGGAGACAATCCGCCCGGAAGCTTGCCAGGGAATATGAGTCCGAAAATATTTATAGCCGGGATGTCAATGACAGGCAGGCAACAAATCAGGTCAAGCAAGATGCGTCCCAATTCTCTGTTGACACGGATACCATCCCAATCAAAGAAAAGGAAAAAACCTATGACCAGATTTTATCCGGAATGAAAAACGTTTGGTCAAATCGTAAAAATAAGGGCGCTCATTATAAAGAAGATATTGGTGTTATCGAAAACCTCATGGGCTTGATGTCTCATTACTCTGAAAAAATACCTGCCCTGAAAAGAACATTTGACGAATTATTGAAACGGTCTGAGTGGAAGTTCCAAAAAGAAAACGAATTATATAAAAACGGTGATGAGTCCATGGTCGGAACTCTCCAAGATCTACAAAAACAGAATAAAGCGGCTTATGCCCAATTGAAAAAATATCTTATTGACAGGGATATCAACCAAATCGGGGCCATTCTTATTCAGGATGAAGATGGCACATGGACAATCAAATCACCAAAAAACGAACGTACCGGCGAGCGATCAGTTTTAGAGGAAGGAATTTTAACAAAAAAGAAAGCCCGTGTCTTGGCGATCCAGTACGAAATTGATGAATATCCAGATCCGGTAGGCCGTGATGCGCTACGAGCATTTAGAACCATGACAGTCAACCTTCATGATTTTTACGCAGAATCTTGGGAGTCTATTATCCAGGAATATGAAGACCGTGGCCTTACAATCCCTGACGTTGTGACACGGACAGAAGGTGGTGAAGTCCGTATTAACCTGAAAGTTGCTCTGTCACAAATGGGAGATCGATCTTCCTATTATTTTCCGAGACAACGTTCAAACGGTGATTGGAGAATTTTAGCAAAGAAAGAAGGTGAACACGATTTTATTGAGTATCGGGATTTTAAAAAGACTGCTGATTTTCTGGCCGGGAAAATGAAGTCCAAAGGGTATACTGTGGAAGTGGAGAAGGTTGGCAGTATGTCAGAGGATGTATATCAGAATGTGAAAAGCATCCTTTCAACCCAGGCTATGGTTAACCAGGCTTTGGCAGAAACCAAATTAGATACCAAACTTCGGAAGCTTGAGGATTTGGGTTTAAAAGGTGAATGGCGGGGGGATGACTATGTTTTGCCTAATGGCGGTGTTTATGCTTGGTCTGAGTCTGTTTTAAAGAAATTGGGTGGACAGTTCTATTCTGACAAGGGGCGTCGTGGAAATAGTTGGTCTCCCGGATATCGTTTTGACAACGCTCCCAAAGATATGCACGAAATTGTTACCAATGCTTTATTCATGGCTCAAGGCCAGGAAACGGATATTTCTTTTGAGATTGCCCAGAGCATAGCCAACCAATTGGCTGATGATCTCCGAGCCAGGGGCAGCCGTGCCCGGATGATTTCCAGATCCGATGCCGTGGGGAAAGATGTACCGGTAGGATATGAAACTGACCCGGTCAAGGCCATTGCCCAGGCGATCAACTCGGCGGCTGGCGGATTTGCCAAACAGCAAGTAGCCTTGAATACATCCAAGGCAATTACCGGTCAGCATTATACTTGGAATGAATGGCAAGAACAGCACCCGGATTATAAATCTTTAAAAATGGCTGAAGAACATTTAGAGACCCTTCAAAAGAATTCTAAAACCGAAGAAGAACGAATTGTCACCATTGATCAGAAAATTAAAGAATTACAACGGGAACGGGTAGGGGTTAAAACTGAATCCGAGGCAAGTAGACAGGACCGGTTATTTAGAATCGGTACCCTTTTCCGTGAAAAAGAAAAAATTCTGAAATGGAAAGATAAGGATCAGGCGGCTGCTACACATCAGGAAATTGCCCGACTGCGGGGCAACATTCATAAAGAATACCGGCAGTACATCCAGGACAACATGATTGATCCTAAGCGGCAGAAACGGGCTTATACAGATGCCGTCAATGCTGTTGAAAATGTGCTAAAAAATGATGAGGCCGGTGATCGGGTGGTAAATACCCTGAAGGGTTTGGCAAGTGTTTGGTTTCTTGGTGGGCGTTTGTCATCTGCCGCAGTCAACATCACGGCCATGGGAACCACCGTTCCGGCTGCCATGAATGCTTATGGCGGGGTGCCATTGAAACGGACTGCCACACATATTGTTCAAGCCGGGAAGGCTTACGCTTCTTTTGTCACGGGAAAAGGTAATGTTTCAAAAAATGATCGGGCCATCCTTGAGGAAATTTTTTCCAGGGGATGGGTAGCGGCTCAGCTAAATATGGAAACCGTAAATGCTTTAAAATCCGGCCCGGCCCAGAAATACGGCAGGGCGGTTGAGTTGCTGATGACTCCTTTCAAGATTACGGAGGAATTTAACCGTGGCACAACTCTTTTGGCGGCATATAAAGGGATTATGGCAGAAAATCCGGGCATGTCAAAAGAGGATGCCTTGTCAAAAGCAAAGACCGTATCGGATAGAGCCCACGGAATTTATGGCGCAGAAAATCAACCGGCATTGCTGAGGAAAGGCCGGGGGCTCCGGGCGGCATCGGCTATGTATATTTTCCAAACATTCATGCACAATTATTTTACAACGATGGCTTATATGATTGGGCGGCGGCAGGCAGCGGCGGCAACTTATATGATTCTTTCTCCAATGGTATTTGGCGGCGCGGCCAGTTCCATTTTATTGCCTGCTGTGAAAATGATTTTTAAAGCCATGGATGAAGATGATCCGGAAGAAAAGATTTACCAGGTAGCAGAGTCTCTTTTTGGTGAAACCGGGGGCGATGTTGCCCGCTATGGCTTGCCTGGATTGGCGGGTATCAACCTCAAGGGGTCGCTTGCTCCTAATTTACCTGATATACAAGAACCTTTGGATCTATTAGGGCCAATCGGTGGTATGATGCGAAACATTTACCAGGGCGGCCAGAACTTGACCCAGGGAAACTACCTTAAAGGTCTTGAAAAAATCACACCGCTTGCCGCCGGTAATGTTGTCAAGGCAATACGAGAAACCACAGATGGCGTAACCACCCGGTCAGGTGATCCAGTGTTTTTTGGCAATGAGCAACTGAAAGGCAATTTAGGTTCCGGGATTATGAGGGCGGCGGGTTTGAATCCAATCAGACTGTCCAAGCCCCGTGAAATCAAATGGAACGAAACTACATTAATGCGACAGTATTCAGAACGTAAGCGCAGGATCTACAGCCGGATTGTGCACTATCATGCCAAACCTGGAAAAGATAAAAATCCGGAAGAATGGCAGGATATTGTTGACGAAGTTTTAAAATTTAATGCGAGAGTTAAAAGCAATGGTCTGACAAGAATTATGTCACCAATAACTCCAAAAACCATTAAGAGTCGAGTTAGGCGAGCCTTCAGGCCGAATAAACGAGAACGCATGCGCGTAGAAAATTAATAAAGGAAAAATTATGATTAAATCTGCTCGAACATTTACATTGAATGATAGCACATATACAGCTGTGACCCTGGGAGATGATGATGCTTTTGGTTTTTCTGTGCATGCCGTGGATGATGACGGCGGAGTTGTTGCTTTTTATTTTGCCACGGATTCTGAGGGCACCGATGAAACTCTTGCCGGCATCGTTGGTTTATGCTGGTCGCACTATGAAAAACCGGGGGACACCGTAATGTACGCCAAGGCACTTTCAGGCGAAGCGACTTTGGTGTTGAGACCTGGTAGCAGGATGGATGATTAAGTAATAATAGGGGAGGAAATTGGAATGAATGGAGTAGGATGTCCTATTTTTATGTCAATTGGTTCCGGGAGTGCTTCCGGCAATGGTGGGGAGACAGTTAACGCCCTTGGGGATCTCGGAGGCGGTACTGACGATATTGACCTGGAAGATGGCAATGTTGTTACCGCTACGGTAAGTACAGCAGAGCAAACATTCACATTCTCTAATCCCCCAGAGTCTGGGATTAATGGAAGTTTTACACTATTCTTAACCAACGGAGGGAGCCAAACAATAAACTGGCCTGCGAGTGTTGATTGGGTAGATGCCACTGCACCCACATTAACTGCTGATGGTATTGACGTATTGGTATTCACCACCAATGATGCTGGCACCACTTGGTTGGGCTTTGTGGCTGGATTGGACGTGTCATAATGAGTGTATCTAATAAATTATTGATGTGTGCTGGTAGTGATGGTGGAGATACTGGAATTTTACCTGAAGCGGTATCCTTTGACGGTGAAAATGATTATTTGAGTCGTTCCAGTGATCTTGTTGGTAATACGGATAGCAAAACTTTTACTTTTAGTTGTTGGGTTTATTGGGACGGTACTACATCATATGTTTATGATACAGGAAGCAGGGTAGGAAATGGGGTATTTTTTTTAAGAATTAATAGTAATGGCTCTATGACTATCCTTGCAAGAAATGCCTCTAACACTATTATCATAAATGGGGAGAGTGATAGTAGTTTCGCCAAGAATACATGGAATCATATATTAATAAGCGGAGACTTACTGAATACCAAGAGCCATTTATATATTAATGATAATCTTGTTACATATACCCCTTCCCCATTTACAAACGACAGTATAGATTTTACACAAACAGAACATGTTGTTATGTCTTTTGCTGCTGCATCCTTTACTAAATATAAAGGCAGACTTGCCCACCTATTCCTCGACTACACCTACCGGGATCTTTCAATCGAAGCAAACCGTAGGCTTTTCATTACAGACGATCTAAAACCAGCATACGGACAAGCTTCACTTGCCCCTATTCTATACCTCCCCATGACCGATGTTGATACGGCTGGAACCAACTTGGGTACCGGTGGGGACTTCACAGTTAATGGTACCCTTGACCAGGCTGCCAGAGGACCGAACCAATGGAACTGTGTGGCGAGTAAGTTTGATGGGACGGATGATTATTTGAGTAGCACAGGGATAGGGGCAAGTGATGGGAAGCAGTTTACATTTAGTGCTACAGGTCATTTACAACTTTTGAGTAGATTTTTTGCATTTGGTACGGTAGGAACACTTAATAATTATTTTGAAATAAAGTTTAACGATGTTGCGTTTTATCTGTCAATGTATAATTCAAGTGGATCAAAAGTGTTAAATCTTACATGTGAATCTGAATTAATGAACATTATTGATAAATTTTTTTCAATATCTATTTCTGTAGATATGTCGAATACTGCAAAAAGAATTATATCTGTTAATGGTGAAATTATTAGTGGTGTATGGGATATTTATAATGATATTAATTTAAAATTTTCAGGTCAGCAAAATTATTTAATTAACTCAAATCCATATAATCCAACTATTGTTGGGACATGCTCAATAGGCGAACTTTACTTCGACACCAACTATATTGACCTTTCCACCAACAATCCATTCTGGGATTCAAATACCAACAAACCAAAACCAATACGACAAGTCCTTGAGGAAACCGGCAATACCCCGTTAATTGCCATGCCTATATCTGCAAATAATCCAGGATTGAACCTTGGTACTGGTGGGGATTTTACGTTGAATGGTGGCGGGTTGACTGGTGCTCGAGGGGCAAGTGAGTTTTGGACAAGGAGTGCCTTAGTTACAACGGATGCTGCTGGGTCACTAACTGCACCTTTTTCTGGTAGTGATGGGCAGATTGTATCTTTCTTCATTTGTTTCAATATACTCTCTGATTCCTTTTATTTCGCTATAGCGGATACAGTAAATGTTCAACCTGCGTTTAGGATTAGAGTTTCTCCCAGCAGTGGCAGTTTGGGTGTAGGTTTATTCTCTGATGGTGGTCTGCAAGAGTATGACCGATCATATAGTGGCACAGTGACAGGGTGGAATACGCTTGTTGGTAGTATTGATTTATCAGATAATACAAAAGACAATCTTTATTTAAATGGTATTGAAGTTGCTGCTTCTACTATATTTGATGTTGGTGAGTTTATAGATTTTTCAGGTGCTGATCAAATTGGGTTATTTCAACAGTATAGTTCAAGGGATGGATCTGGAAATATAGCTTCAGTTTACTTCACCACAGATTACATAGACTTCTCACAAGAATCAAACCGCAACCTATTCGTTGACCAGCTTGGATATCCAAAAGACCTGACCCAAGCAATTGACAATGGTGACATCCCTGAACCCCTCATTTATTTACCCTTTGATGATCCAGATGACTTAGGTAAAAACTTAGGCACTGGTGGGGATTTCACAGTCAATGGTACTGTAACAGCAGGATCAGACTTCAGCATATAAGGAAGAACCAATGAAATATTATAATGAATCCACAGGGCAAGAACTATCAAGGCGTGGTGTTGAAAAGGCAGTATATCCGACATCACTAGCAAAAGGTTGGGGACCAGAGGCTGTTATAGCTAAAGGCTTCTACCCTATTATCAAACCTATAAAACCAGACATTACACCATTTCAAAAACTTGAACTTGGCACCCCTGTCAAGATCGGTAACGAGTACCATTACACATGGAGTATCACAGACAAATTTTCCGACATCCCTGGAGGTGATACAAAAGAGATCCAAGAAGCAAACTATCTTGAAATCTTAAAAACCAAAAAAATAACTGAACTTGCACAGAGGCGTTACACCGCAGAAATAACAGGCATAACCGTCAATGGTTCAGAAATCAAAACAGACCGTGAATCCCAGGCAATGATCACAGGCGCTTACAATGCCATCCAAATCAATCCAAATAAAACGATCGACTGGAAAGGTACAAACGGGTGGGCAACCCTTAATGCAACAGCAATCACAGCCATTGCAAGTGCCGTAGCAGACCATGTACAAGCTTGCTTCACCCGTGAAAAGGAACTCACGGAACTCATAAACGCTGTATCAACCTTCGATGAGCTGGAGGCAATTAATATCGAAAATTTTCAACTTGATTTTACTCTACTAAAACAATAAAAAAATATTTTATTTACTCCCTAAGCATTTCGGGTGGTCCGAAATTGTTTCTGCTCAGCCCTGGCAAATGTCAAGTTGCTCATCATTTAACTATACGGCAGAAGTAGAAGGTGGTGGATATATATCATGCGATAAAACAAGTTTAAATCAAGCAATAGAAAACAAATACGCTTTCCATAAAAAGATTGTAAAATACGCTAAGTTGGCAGCAAAAAAAAAGGTTAATATGGATACAATTCGGCATTGGATTATAGACATTTGGAGCTATCTAATAAGCTTGGCCTGTTGTGTTGCCGGGATTTCGGATTGGCTTACTCCGGCGCGTTGTGATGCTCTTGATAGTTATTTATGTGTTTTGGCTCATATTTTAGCGATTTGCGTTGCTGTGCCGACACTGATTTTCATAACAATGCCAAAGAGCTACAGACAAATCAAGAGGTGGCGTGATGGTGAAAAGTAGAATTATTATTGCCGAAAAAGTGACGAATAAAGATAGGCTATTCGGGTCTGCTTTAGAATATTATCCGGCAATCGTTGAGTATTCAGACGGGGCTTATGCTCCGCTGCTGTTTACTTCTAACGACATTGACACGGCACGAAAGCGGGCGAACGCCAACCCGGAGGACTGCAATTTGGACGATGGCCGAAGCTTTCTTTCGCGGATCTTTGGATTTTAAGGATGGGATATGGATTTTTTCAAAACAAAAACAGGTAAGGCTATTTTGGGCGTACTCGTTGCGCTTGGAGTTTTGGCGGTAACACTTTTGAATGATGCGGAAACACAGGTGGTTGATGAACCGGTGACTGTAGAGGTACAGCAGGGGGCGAATTGAGGTATCTTTTTTATGTGATTTTGTGTTTGTGTCTGGCCGGGTGCATACCTGTTGTTCAGCCTCTTGTGACGACCACCAGTATTGATGCTCCTGCGCGTGGTGCGGTAAATCATAGCGGGACGCAGTTGTCAGGGGTGCAAAACCATGGGACCATGACGGTTTATATCGGATCTCAGGTCCCAGGTACGGAAGTCCAGGCCAGAGTTCCAAATGTAGCAGAAAAGACAATAAAAAGGCATGAGGGCCTATCATTAAAACCATACAAAGACACAGGCGATAAGCTTCATATAGGATATGGTCGGAATCTGACAGGAAAGGGGATATCCATGGATGAAGCAGAAATCCTTTTTGAAAATGATATGGCCGAGGCATTGGCCGACTTATCCGAAAATATCTTTCGGGAAGAATGGCCGGACCTGCCGGGCCAAATAAAATCAGTGCTGATCAACATGCGGTTTCAGCTTGGGTTTTCCGGGTTCCGTGGATTTAGCGGTATGATCGCATCAGTCCGGGCCAATAATTGGCAGACCATGGCCGAAGAAATGAAAAACAGCCTATGGGCCGAAAAGACGCCGAACAGGTCAGGTTTTTTGATCAAGGTTGTTGAGGCAATTGGGCGTGAGGGGGATTGATGGATGGATTAATGAATAACTGGTTGGTTGCGGCAATTATTTTTCCGGTTGTCGCGGGTTTTTTTAAAACTGAAATTGGAAATCTCTTAAAAGCGTGGAGCGTTTATCACCTCCGGGCGTTTGATGTGGACGGGAACCCGGCAACGTCTGACCGGGTGCAAATCCTTTGTGATGCAACGGGGAAATGGGTGGACGCAAAAATACAATATCGGTTTTCATTCAGTGCAAAAAAAAGAGGTGTGTATCTCATGTACCCAGATGGTGGCAGGGAAAAAGTCAGTTTTTTGACATGGGCGGGGTTACGAAAGCGGATGCCTCCGCTTGACTGTATGCGGCATTAAATTAAAGCCCCGGTGGTTATCTCCGGGGCTTTTTGCTTTAGGCCACAGCCTCTTTCAACGCCTTGCCCGGCACAAACTTGGGCACAGTCTTTGCCGGGATGTCAACGGCTTCACCGGTCTTTGGGTTCCTGCCTTTTTTTGCCTGCCGTTTTACGGCTTTAAATGTGCCGAAGCCTACCAGGGTGACGTTGTAATTTGCGGCCAGTGCTTCGGTGATAGCTTCAATCATGCGGTCAACGGCTGCATGGGCGTCTTTTTTTGTTTCCAATACTTCGGCTACTTTTTTGATCAAATCATTTTTGTTCATCTGTTTTTCCTTTTAATATTTCATCTATCAATCTGTTAAACGATTCTTCGCCGTGGTCCCCGGAGTAAAGCCACTCAATTTCCCGGGCCAATTTCCCAGCTGTTTCGATTATTTTCTGAGAAGTCACAAGTCTTTTTATTGTTTCTTCACTAAGGAAATATCCTCGACAATCTCCATAGTCGTCCTTAGTCTCGTCATCGTTTATATCAATTTCGTGTTTCAATTCCTCCGCAAATCTTGAAATGCGGAAACATCCGTAATCGAAATGGCCGCCACTCATTTGTTTTCCTTTTTGCTATTTTAAAATATTTGAAATTTGCGTCACGTCAAAACTCAGTGAGCAAATACTACTCAGTAGTAAAGCCTTTGTCAATGCTGCTTATAGCCTTATTCACATTTAAATTTTACATAATATCCATAATCAGACATGAAACTCATAACCGTTTTAAACCATTAAGCATTTAATCTGTCTGGTAGGAAAACTGATTTACTTGTTTCCTACCAGGGTCTAAATATCGTGTATTTTTCGCAGATTGTTTGAGTTAAACGGCCACCTCCACAACAACCCCGAACACATCCTCACACCACTTGATCTGGTGAATGGGTGTACCGTCGGAATGCTTTTTGTTCGTGTCAATCAACTGGCAATAATCCTTTCCAGAGTCGGTAACAATCCACACCAGCCGCTTTTTGTGATCCCTGGTTTTTTTCTGCATCCCGGCGTCTTCCAGGGCAGCATTAAACTTTTGTGCTGATAGGCCAAGCTTTTTGCCGAGGACTGACGGTGTGAAGTATTGTTTTTGATCTTCCGAAATGAGCCCGGTTATGCCGTCCTGAAAAATCTAAGATAATCAATATTATCTATCCTTTTCTTCCTGCTTCATAGAGGTAGTTTCACTGAAAAAAATCTTCCAGCCAGAGCTACGTTCTCCACAGGCTTAAGATCCCGTGGGACTCACGGTACATATCGTTTATGCTGCCACCGCATTATCTTTGATATTTTTGGCGGCATTCACATCTCTATCTTCTTTTTTCCTAAAAGGCTTAGCTTCTGGCTTGTTTGATCTCATGATGAGCGTATAAAGACCAGATTCATTTATTGAAATCATTTCTTGTACTCCACCAAGGGTATCGGCAGAGACGACATCCTTTTCATCGTCATCAAGGGCTCCCAAAGTTTCGGACCCCTTCCATACGATATTTAGGATAGAACAAACATCTTTAGCGATAAACCAAGGTTCTCCATTCTCATCTGTAATGGCTTTGATTTCATTGCCGTGATAATTGAACTGATTAATAATTTGGTTTTGAACTGTGGCCTTACTTGTGGTATTGTCTTCAATAGTCATACGGTTTAATTCCTTAGAAATTAAATTGTGTGATAGAGTCCGGTAGGTCCCCACGATCTGCCGGACTTGCTTTTTCCAATGTATCACAATGGTCTGTAAAGTCAATGTGTTTCCAGTCAAACCGCTTCTTTAAAATTTGGGAAAAGGCTTAACTGTTTTTCTGGTTTGAAGTCTGTTTTAATAATTGGCTTTCTGTCCGAAGATTTTTTACCCTTGGCAATATCATCCATCTTTAAATATTGCTTGTGTAGGTCAGGGAAATGATATTTTAGCTTGTCGATCCGTTTTTGTCCTGCCTTTGGACAACAAAAACAAGAAACCCGAGAGAAAATATCATAAAGTCCGCCCCAATCATACCCGAGAGACAAACAATAATTTAAGGCGTCTTTTTCTGAGAATCCATATTCAACAAGGGGGAAACGCACAGGCCATTTTTTCTTTAGACGGTTGCACCTATGTAATTCATCTGTTGTAAACCCTATAAATTCTACAGACCCTTTTACCCCACGGAAAAATTTATCACATGTGGAGGCTTTTCTACCAGCGCACCACCCACCTGATTTATCCGGCCAACCCCACCGAGATAATAACTCATCGAATTCACGGTAATATCTTAACCGAACAACTTTAATACCGGTGTTTTCCTCTACCCGAGCAATATGTGCTTCCATCTGTGGGAAATCCCAGCCCGTATCGAAATACATAACTTCGTCTATACGGATATCATTTTCCAACATTAAGTGTATCATCGCTGTTGAATCCTTCCCAAAACTTGATGAAACAATATTCATTTCTCCCTCCGACACAATTCTTTTACGGCCCACGCATTCCCGGCACCGGCCATGGCCCGAAGCGTGTTGTCATCCATTTTTTGGAACTCGTTTGCAATGACATCTTTGTTTTTATTAGATGCGCTTTCATACCCGTATGCCCAGCCGCCTTCGATGGTTTTCCCCAGATATGCCTTGTATTTAGCCGCTGTCTGGCCGTTTGAATGATCGTTGCTATATTGTATCGCGCTTTTGATGTAATCGACTCCATGGACATCCAGGGCGGTTTCAATGACCTTTTCTACTGCTTTGGTCTGGAAAGCTTCAGGCACAATAGAGATCAGTCCTGCAAGGGCTGTTACCAATTCAAATCCAGCTTTTGAAAACGGCGGCGGCGGTGTTTCCTGTCCGTCGTTGTTGTCTTTCAGTTCTTGTTTAAGGTTAGTATTTAGTAGGGTGCCCTTTTCGGTTTTGCCCTTAACGGTATCGCCTTTTTGGGCATACGGTTCATGTACCCTATTTACGGGCATTTCAACAGGTATAGGTTCCTCATGGACTATGTACTCCCCATGCTTTATTTTCCCGTCCACATCATGGATAAATTTATGCTCAATATACCCAAACTCCTTCAATTCCCGGATGCCAGAATAAACGGCCTTAATGCCGTCTTTTTTAGCATTTGCCAGTTGCTTGACGTATACTGTCCAGTCATTGGGTTTGCTGAGCAGATACGTTAAAATAGCGGTGGCTTTCCAGGATAAACGATCATCATTGATATGGACGTTGGAAACGGTTGTCCATCTTTCTTTTTTTTGAACTCTGATTATTGACATTTATTCACCTCCTGACAAAAATTCAGTTCAACGATATTCTGAATATCCTTTACATCGATATCGGAAAGGTTGAACCACTCACCATTAACACGCTTGTTTTTATATTTATCGTGTAGTGCTGCTTCGGCTTTTGTGTAATTGTCACTTCTTATTAGATGTATAACATCAATTTCAAATGGAAGTTGTACCCCGAGTTTTTTAATTCTTTTTTGTGGGCTTTTTGTTTTACCTATTTTATACACACCTAATGGAGTGCGAATTAAATAAACATAGCCATAATTGCTTTTCTCTTTTGTGACATAACCGTGTTCTACAAGTTCGTTTACTCCTGACGATACAGAGTCTCTGCCATCCGGTCCAGCAGCAATTATTTCTTCTACTGTAGCCTCTTTTTTGGGAAGTGAGTGTAAAAACACCATTATCCCTTTGGCTTTCATTGATAACTTTGGATCTTCAAGAAAATTTATTTTTGACATGGCGTCTCTCCTTATTTTTGTGGAGAGCCCGGGAAAAGACTTGCAATCTAAAAAGAATCCGCCTATTATGTACTCTAACCTATTTGTTAGAGCCCCCAAGCTCTGTTAACGCCCCTTACGGATGCCACTCCCAGGGGCGTTTCTTTTTGTATCAAAGCGTTATTTGTTTTTGCTGTCAAGGCTTATCTTCACCAGCAGGCTATTTCCTGTTATCTTTCACTGATTCGGCAGTATCACCAAATACAGCGATCATGTGTTCTTTGCGGAAGTGGCAGATTTCCCCGTTTTTCATCTCGTAATAATGCCAGTTTCCGGTTTCCAGATCCCTGCGGTATTTGCCGACAAAGACAAAAGGTTCTTTGCTGATTGTGGTAAAAATTTTGTATTCGTTCATCTTTTTATTCTCCTTTGCCCACGCCGGAATCCTGCCCTGGCAATGGGTTGTTTACGAACTGTTAAGAACTTCTTAATGGTTTCTGATCCAAGAATATTCCTGGTATTTTCGCAGGATGTTCCCAGGGTGGTCCCGGGGTGGCCAAAAGGTGACTCGATAAATATCCCGTAAAATCTTAAACTTCTTCCGATGTCGATAATAAACACTCAAACCCTCCTTTCCTAATAGTTTCCCGAGACCACTTCCGGCGTTTTTGCTTGACCCGTTTGCCCTTCAACACACCACAGATATAAAACGTTTTCCGCCAATGGTGCCGGCTGCCCTCAATGCTGTTCCAGGTTGGGTGCCTGCCTTTCGCCGCCGCCCATGCTGGGTTTATTTTTTCTTTGGGTGGTTTTTGCTCCATGAAACCTCCTGATCGAACTTATCACACAGCGATATCAAACTTAATGGCCGGGTGGTGCTGGTGGCCAGGCATATTACAGTTAAATGCAAATCAACTCTGCCGCATAAGGCAATGTTTCGATCCAGTCACAGAAAATATGCCAGTCAGGATGTCTGTGGTGCCTTCGCGCCTTGTAAATATGACGAAGTGCCTGGTAACTGATAGTCAGTATCCGGGTATAGACTTTTGCCGGTAAATCGGCTTGTTTTTGCGCTGCCAGGGCTTCACCTTTTAATTTTTTCAGTTCCCCGTGCATGGAGCTGGTCGTACTCATACACTCTACACCATGCCGATATGTTTCAAATTCAATCAGCCATCCCACCTGACACTTTATTTTCATCCAGACCACAATCCCACGCATTGCCTTGGCATGGTCATCCCCGGATTTAACCAGATTGGATGCAAGGGATAAATCTTTGGGGCCCGGGTTGCCAAGATATCCAGGCTCCCACGAATCTCCTTTTGACTGTTTAGGTAGCCTCATAGCTTTCATGGCCCATAAGACTCCATGGACCTCATGCTTTTTTATCTCAAGTGGCTTATACATGCTCAATCTCCTTTCGTTTAGCAGATATCCCGGCCTGCAATTTGGACAGGGCCAGGACTGTTGGCTTTAATTCGTTAGGCTGTTTTCGATATTCGTTACGGCACATCGCCATAAGTTCTGATCTGGATATAGCAATCAAATTTTTAGGATCAAAATTCGTGCGGTTCCCATCCCTGAACGTAACGACGAACCCTTCCGGGATTTTACCGTGTGTCTGCTCATAAATATAGCGTTGTTTTGGCACATATTTTGTGCCGGATTCACACGGAACTTTAATTTCAATAATATCGTCTTTTGACAACCGTTCGCTATACAGCGGGAGCGTTGTTACAGGCATATTCCCTGGTTTGAAAGATCCAGCATTGGGCTTGCAAATGCCTTTTCCTTTTAAACCCTTATTCCATGGCTCATTATTATCTGAGAAACATCCACGCCTGCCTGATTCGATATTGTGATTTGCGACATATGCAATTAGCTGTTTTACTTTAAAATTCGTTCCAAACTCTTTGTTAAGCTCCGTTGTCACATCCGAAATGGAAAGGCGTTTATATGCGTCAACAACAAAATCTCTTTGTTCGTCTGTGAGCAGTTTGTTTCTTTTGATGAATCGTTCCGCATGTTTTCTGCCACATCTTATGCCTTTTTTATTCATCAACGTTTGGATTGCAGACTCGGTCTTGTCCATTCCAAACTTAGCGTTAAAAGCTGTGGTAAGGTCCTGGATGGTCATTTCTTTATAACCCTCCCGCAAAAAAATTAAATGTTCTTGAAAATATTGTTGTTTGTTTGCCATATTTACCCCTCAAGCATTTTTGGCGTTTTAGACATTTGTCCGGAGCCGAGAGCGACACTTGCTTTTATGCCGGTGTTTGTTATGTCAAGGAGCTGCTTTGAGACTCCGCAAACTGCGGCTGCACGGCTTATTTCCTCTGTTAATTCGTTACCGGATAGATTGCTATTGTTAAGTCTGTCAAGTTGTGCAAATAATACATCAGCGAGTCCATTAATATTGCGTTCCATAGTTTTCTCCGTTTTGATTTTAATCGCGTTTAAACTTCCCGGACGTGGGATATAATGCCGACATGTTTTACAGGGTGGATCACCCTTTGAAATCTCAGTGCATATTTTTAGTTTGATACAATCTTCCCTGTATTTCATCGTCTATTTCCTGTTAAAGGACACCCTGCGGTTAACATACCGTCCAGAGTCTTGCTGTACACCACCGCAACGTGAATATTGCCAAAGTGTACAATACCTCTGATCGTATCCCCGCAATCCTGAGACCAAAAACACTGCCTGGTTTTGATTGCAAGCCGGATATTATCAGTTTCTTTGATTGATGGCGCTCTGCCATATCGCTCTAACATCCTGCTACGGAAGTGGGATTTTGCTGCTGATCTGTGGTTCATGAAATCCACTCCAAATAACGATCAAAAGCGGCCTCATGGTCGATATCATCAGGGAAAAAATCAAGACATGTTTGGGCGGTACAGATCACAGAATCAAGGAGTTCGTGGCGTGCGGGGTTGCATTTGGCGTGGATGTCTCCAAGCCCGGCAATGAGCATTGACAGGATTTCTTGGGGTCTCATCGGCCTTGAAACGAGATTGCCGACGGCATTTATAATGTCATTGATATTTTTTACGGAAAGGGAAGCGGCGGGGTATTTGCCTGTGGCTTCATGGCCGGCAAATTTTAGGGCTATTCCGGCTCCCCGGAGGTTTTCTGTTGTTGCTGTGGATTCTATCTTTTTGCCGAGAGCTGCCGAGAGAGACAGCGTGGCAAATACTTTTGTTGCTGCGTTCAATTGTGCCTCCTTAAATGAGGCGGCTAACGGTGGCGGTCAGCGTTTGATACTTTGCCACACTCTGATTTGAATGTCAATAAGTGCCGTTTTTAAACTTTTATGACAAAACGTCAAGCGATAAAAACAAATCATTTCCGATACTTCACAATTAAAATGATATTTTGTCATATTTTGAATTGACTTGATCGGTTTGATCGTTTATGATCGCTCTATGATTAGACAGACAGACATAGCCGAGATTTTGAACCGGGATCAATCCGATATATCCCGCTTCTTGTCCGGCAAAAAAAGAGTCTCATGGCCTTTGGCTGAACAACTTGCGGCTCTTTGCACATGGAAAGACATAATCGCCTGGAAAAATGCAACTCCGAATGAATTGGTCTCTGCATTCCAGGCAATCGGCGAACGTAAACAATAATAAAGGGGAGGCGGCTAACTGTGGCGGTCAGCCGGTCCCAAAAGGAGAAAACATGAAGAAATCAATCGCAACACTGGCATGGATTATAGGCATCTGTTTAGCGGGTTCAGAAGGGCCAATTTATATTAACTTTGTTGGGCTGACTTTGTTCTGTTTTAGCAGCCTGGCTATATTTAAGGAGGTGTCTAATGGCTGATTTCACAGCAGTTATAGAGTGTGGGTTTCTCGAATTTGAGGTTGAAGCCACGATTGATGCAGAAGACGTTTGTATCCGAGTAGTCTTGTGGGGAGGAAAGCCGCTTTTAATTGATCAGGAAATCAATTTTGAGGAGGCATACGGTGTTGAGGAACTTAAAGACGAGATTATGACTCAGTACCGCCGGGAATGCGAGTGGTTGGCCGCTGACATGGCAGGAGAAGCGTGGGACGCTGAAAGGGGTGTTGCATGAGTATATATGACAAGCTTTTAAACGTCAGGAAAGCAACAGGATACCTGCAAAAGACTGAAAACGGAAATCAGGGCGCGAAGTATGTTGATCCCGCAGTTTTGGTTGAAAAGATAAGAAATCACATGAATGACCAAGGCTTACTGCTTTTCCCTGCTTTATCAGATTCAACTATTGATCAAATCCCAATGCCGACAAAGAACAATCCAAATGCCATGGGGTTTCTATTTAAATCTACTGTCGCTTACACATTCGTAGATGCAGAAAGCGGGGAAAAGCTTGAAGTCCCTTGGTTTATGACGGGTAAACATGCTCAAGACCCGTCTATGGCCGGTGGCGGGGCGTTGACGTATTTTGAGCGGTACTTCTTACTTAAATTTTTTCAGATCCCGACAAGCAAAGACGATCCTGAATATTTCGCAAATAAAACCCGAGAGCCGGAGCCACCAAAAAAAATTACAATCGGGGAAGCAAATATTAACTGGATGGTGGCGTTCTGCAAAAAGAACAAGATCAATACCCACGACGATAAAAAAGCTTTTATGGCACATTACGGGTTTGACGTATATTCCACTCTTCCTGCCGACTTTGAGGCCATTAAAGCTAAAATCGAAGCTGATTATAACGAGGTTTAGGCCATGGAAATAATCAAAGACATAGAGCAGGGAACCCATGAATGGCATGCGCTCAGAGTTGGCAGTGTGGGTGCAAGCTCCCTGTCAAAAATA